TTACATACAGTATTTCAAAATTAATTCTAGTATCTCTTTATTTTTTATATTTTCTTTTTCATTTTTAGGATATATGGTTAGTAGATATATTTTACCATCTTCTCTTTCTGCATAACATATAAGTCTATACGCACCTGATTTTCCAATCTTTCTACTAGTACTTGCTATTCTTATTTTTATAGCCATATTGTTATTATCTTTTAGTCTCATTGGAATAACATCGCCTTGAAAATCTCCTTCTTCCAATTTTTCTAAAACTGGTTCAATATCATTTCCTATACCTTTATCTTTTCTTCCTAGTTTTTTCAAATCTCTTTCAAATTTTGGTGTTGGTATGACTTCATATTGCATTATTATCTACTCTCCATCCTCTTTCAATTCTTTAAGAAGTTCTCTCCATGTCTTTGGCTTAATTTTACCATCTTTAATTAATTTTACTTCCTTTAAACTTTGTTCAAGAGATTCATATACTGTACAATATCTCTTGTTTTCTTTTTCTTTTGTAAGTCTACCTGTTAAATGAGCTATTGCATCCATATTTACTCCTCCAATCTTTCTCATAAGTACACTCCTTTCTTTTGATATATTATAATACATCAAATAAGAAAAAAAGTGTCATATTCTGCGATAATAGCAAAATATTTCCACTAAGATTATAACAAAGTATTTAAAAAAATAAATAATTGTAACAAAATATTAACAAAAACAACTTATTTCTGTAATATTTGTAATATAATTGTAACATTTAATTCTATTTTTGTCAATATTTAAACAAAAAAATAAGCTAGGCAGTGCCTAGCTATTATGTTTTTTTACAATATTTTAAGCAAATCCAGCCAGATGGAATCTTTCCCCACTCGCCTTTTACTTCTGATACATCACAAATACAATTTCTTACTAATCCGTTTGGTTTGTAGCCTGATAATTGTTTTATTTGAGCTTGTGCGTTTGATGTTAGCTGATTAAATTTTTTCCAGTCATAATTTGTTCCTGGTCCAGTTCTTACTGTTAAAACATCACAATCTACTTTGTATCTGCCTTTACTATATTTTTTACTGTCATTTGAAGGTAAATTTGCATTTATATATTTTGTTGGGTTTATAAAATTGTCATTTTTGTCTCTTACTTCAAAATGCAAATGTGCTCCAAAACTATGACCAGTATTTCCCATATAGCCTATAACTTGTCCTCTTGACACTTTTTGTCCTACTTTAACTGTTACACTATTATATTTCATGTGTGCATACAACGTATAATATCCATTGTGCTTAATTTTTACATAATTCCCATAAGAGCAACCAGTTTTATCATTTGTTTTATAATTATTTCTGACAGCAACTACAGTTCCTTCTGAATGAGCTGTGATGTAATCTAAAGTGTATCCAGTACCTACCAAATCAATACCATTATGGAAACCTTTTTTAAAGGCTTGTGTGATTACGTTACCTTTGTTTTTAAATACTCTACTCATCTTCTGACACCTCGATTTCATCTTTTATTTCTTCAAAAATCTCCTCTGTAGGTTCTTCTACAGGTTTCATTACTTCTTCATCTTCCATTTTATTTTTCCTCCTTATTTTCTTTTAACTGAGTTCCAAAATAAAAAGCTATTATCATTAAGTAAATTTCTTTTATATCGAAATTTCCTTTTAAAGCAAGTATTGCTACTACTATTGTTAATGCTAATGTAACTATACTTTTTACATTAATTAGTTTTGCTAACTTTTCTAACATAACTAATCTCTCCTTTCCTTTAAAATTATTAAATCTTCGTGTATTGTCTGAAACCCTGCTATTGCTCTCTCGTCGTGTTGTTTAAATTCTGTATTAGTGTTATCCATGCTAGTTTTTAATAAGTTCAAACTTTCAGCAATATTTCTGTTACTAGCTGACAGTTCACCCAACAATTTGCTAGTAGCTTCTCGTTCTACTTTTTTTTCTTCTTGTTCTTCTTTTCGTTTTAATTCATCTTGAGCTTCCTTATCTTTTCTGTCCTTTCTATCAAGGTACAAAAAGATAATAAAAAGAACTGCCATCGTTGCAGTTCCTCCGTTTGATAGAAGAATATTTATGAGATTATTTGCTTCTTCCATGCTCTCCTCCTTTAATTTTTCGTGTAAAATAATTCTACATAAGCAGTATAACTTGACCAATTAAACTGCGTATTTATCGTTAAAGCTGTTCCTGTGCCGTTAAGATATATCATTATCGTATTTGTTGATGTGATGCTAGGAGCAGGTAATCCTCTTTGCGAATTAACATTCAACATAACTCCATCGATTGATTTAGTCAAAGTTATGTTTTGCAGTCCTGTCTGCACATATTTTACTTCTGCGTTTGGCAAATTTCCGCAATTAATTCTTTTGCCATATTCTTTCTTGCCATCTATAATTCTTCCTGTTTCGTATTCAGTTCCAGTTGTTATTGTTTGCTGTTTTGATATCCACTCTGTCCAAACTCCACTGTTGCAAGTTCTCTCAAAAACTAAGTTTGAATTAGATTGTACATAATAAATTTGTTTTTTATTTGAACGATTTGGATTATATGCCATCGTTACACAATATCCATTCACATTTACAGGTCTATTGGTAGCCGAAGCTCCTGCATAAACAACCTTAAAATCTTTTGCTTCAACAGCATTCAAATCTCCAAAATATAACTCAATTTCTGGATTTCCTATCATACTTTTCAGTTTTTGAAATGCACTAAACACTATACTCCCCCCTCACAACAAATTCAAAATATTCGCCAGTATCACAACCCCAATCACTAGTTGTTTTAATTTGGTTGCTTACCGAATTAGCTTCGCCTATCTCTCGATAATGACCGTCTGTTCCTGCATCATCACTACTTAATGTTAGTAGTTCTCCCATATAATACACATCTAAACAATGTGTTCCGACCTTGTAGTAGCAAGGTAGTGTTATAGTTCCACCTTTTGCCACATCTGCTGTTAGCTGTAAAAAATATTTATGTTCTATATGTGAGTTAATCTCTTCTTCAATGTTATTCTGCATATCGTTTAAGTTCTCTGCCGATAATGGTGTAGTTCCTTCGTAAACTGCTTCTTCTACTTCTTGCTTGACATCGCCGTTCATGAAATAGGCTTTACTTTTTAATGTTCCATTTTGAAACGTTTTTTTCTTCATCTTCTAGCCTCCAGTTTCTCAATTTTGCTTTGCAACTTATTAATTTGTTCTTGTTGCTCTTGTATTGCTTTAGATAATGTTGCTATTATAGGCAACTCATTAATATAATATCTTTCTTCTATTTTTCTTTTTGGGTCTGCTGGTCTCTTAATAACAAAATTAGAATCTATTTGTTCCATTTCTTGAGCTATGTAGCCTATGCCATAATGTTTTCCATCATCCTTTTTGTCAAATTCTTTATGTTTAATTTTTTTGATTATATCTAAAGCACATGCACTACTATTTTTTATATTCTTCTTTATTTTTTTATCTGATGAAATATTATTAGCATATACATTTCCGTCAACATTCAAATCAGCTCCATGAATTTGTACTATACTAGTTGGGTACATTGATATAGTTGCCTTTTTACTAGCAGTTCCTAAAAATATAGTTCCACCAGCCACATGAAAATCTCCATTATCAGTTTGTAAAACATAGTTTTCTCCACCGATTTTAAATGAATAACTTCCGACCTGAATTTTTAAAAAATTCAACAGCATTCAATATGTTGATTTTTGGTGTATTGCTATCATATGAATTTTCTGGAATGATTTGCAATAGAACATCTTCAGTTTCTTTATCTATAAAAACTATCTCTCCACTTAGTCCACCAACAATTTTAACATTTCCAGAAATTATACCACTTTTGTCTCCAGAAAGAACTAAATCACATGCAGTTAATACTAATTGACCACTAAAATCTCCAGCATTTTTGCTAGCCATTTTAAAATCTTTAATAAAAAGTATTGGCCAAAACTTCCCATCGCTTTGAGTCGTTATCCCCCAAGCCATTCCATCTTTAATACTTTGATTATAGTCTCCAGGAACCGCAAAAGCTATAAACTTATTTCCATCAAATTTTTGAACACCCATATTTGCAAATACCGTTTCACTATCGTAAAAGTGCTGCCCTGTTTTATCCAAAGACATCAATACTTTTTTATTGTCATCTAATATTGCTAAACTTGCATTTTGATTTATAATCATCATTTGAATAAATTCAGCAATTTTGTTCCAAGCAACTTTAACAGCTTCTGAATTTATTTCCAAATATGTTGCAAATTCATTTTTATCTAATTTAGCGCTTGCCATTATTTCAATTTTTCTGGCGGTTTGTTCTATTCCTGTTTTAAACTCTGATTCAGTTATATACATATCAGTGAAATCATTTTTTACAATGTATTCTGCATAAAATTTATTACCTACCATGTCAATCAAATAAATATAATTATCTCCTTCAAAAAGTTCTATATTTAAGCTAGGTATAGCTTCTTTTTTTGGAGTTTCTAGTTCTTCTAACACATAGAACTCTGTTAGCTTTAGCCTACGTAAAACATAATCTTCGTCTTTTGTTATGACTAAACTGTCATATACGTCGCCTTTAAATCGTAGCTCTTCAATGTCTATTATGTACTCTTTTTTATCTGCAGACGGATTAGTTCTACTTTGTTTATCTACTACTATTTTATATTTCATAATACTATCCTTTCTGGTTAACTTGTAATCCTATTCTTGGATATAAATTACTACGAGGAAATAAGTTTGCTTCATAAGTCTTATTTCCTTGCACTTCTAGTCTTAATATATCAGCTTGTCCTGCATCTTTAATATGTATCTCACTTACTCCATCAGTTTCTCTCTTATATTCTGCTGTATTAGATACAGTTTGCTTTATTACATTGATATCTTGCTCTTGTTGAGTTAGTTTTGTTTCGTGTTCAGAAGTTTGCTCTGCTAGTTGAGTTATTTTTTGATTTTGTTTATCTACCAAAATGTAAGTTTGATTTATTTTTTTATCAGTACTGTCTGCATACTTATACTCTGTTTCTGTTTCCTCTGGTTCATCTGTATATAATTTTTCAGATAGTCCATCATCTAATTCTATTTCATTATTTAGTAAAATTGTTTTATATGTTACTTCATTTAATACAAAATTAAATATGTCACATACTTCTAAGAACAAAATTCCTTTACTTTGCACATCAAATATGTAAAAGCTTAATGTTTTTAAGTAATTAAACATTGCATCAATGTAATCTGCTCTATCATTTGTACTGAGTAGCTGATTATCAGATATTCTGTATTCGTGCAATCCATTAGTGGCAATGCTCGTATCATCTTTTCTGTAAATGTTATCGCTTTCTTCTGCTCTGCTAAATACTAAAGAATTTATTATGTATTTTTCTCCAATTGTAATATTGTCTTCGTCTAAATAACTTTCATCTATATTTTGATTTGTTTCTGTTGGATAAATTAAATATAAATTATTTCCCTTAAATAATAAAAAGCTACAAGTTATTGTAGCAATCTCGTCTAAAATATCTCTATAAGTGTAGCCTATTCCTATATGTAGAGTTGGGTCTACTAATTTATCTGAATTTATAAAAGTTTCTGGTATATTGTCAGTATTCCAGTTTAGTTTTTGACAAACAGCTAGTAAGTAATTCCTTACTGTTAATTTTTCAGTAAGTTCTAACTCGCTATCTACCATTGCCTCTTGCATTTTAGTATAAGCTAAAATTCTATATGAATTGGTATCTTCTTGTCTTTCACAACTCTTTACATAGTAAGTATTCAAATCTATATAGTTATAGTTTTTTTCATTTACTTTTACGCCTATTTTTCCTGTTATCTTAGTTTTATTTGGCATATATACTTTAGAGTCTATCTCAATTTGATGCATGACTGTTTTGAATAGTGAAGTATTAAATGATGGCTTTATATAATTCAAATTATCACTACTTATGTCATTATTGTTTGCTTTTAATTTCACATCAAATTGCCTACCGTAAGTTCGTATATCGATTTTGAAATTATCATTTACATTTATCATTATTCATAATGCTCCCTTTTTTTATTTGAGATTACTGCACTGCTGTATCCTTCTACTTTTCCTAAATATTTTTGTGAATACTCTTGATCATTCGAATAACACGACATATTTACTATTTTCTTTTTTAGGTCTGGGTTATAGAATGTTACTTTGTTTTCCGCCTTATTAAAAAGAGATAGGATTACTCCTACCTCTTCATTATTTAACCTTCTAAATGTCATTGTTATCTTGGGATATATTCCTTTAAGTGTTCCTGAGTTATCTCCAGATAAAGACCTTCCAGTATCTTTTCCCCAAATTTTGTGATAACCAAATTTAGCTTCTGTTAAATATTGAGCCATTTTTACACCATCTATTATTAAACTTTCTTTATCTATTAGCATAATTACCTCCCATTAGTAGCAAAAGCTAATTCTTGTTTTCTTTTTGCTTGTCCTCTTTGTATTGTTCTTCCATCTAAATTGATTATATATGAGCCTCCTGAAGTTCCAATTTTAGACGCTAGCTTGTCTGCCAAAACATCTAACCACTCCATATTATTTTCTAGAGGTACAACCGCTTCTCGTCCAGCTTCTCCTATAATTGCTTGTGTAGGCTGTGATATAACACCGCCTTTTGCTAATCGTGGAAGATTAAATGTATTCAAATATCCTAAATTGATTCCTGGAACTCGATTTATTACATCAGTCAGACTATTGATTGCTCTAATTGGCGAATTAAGAATATCTTCAATAGCTCTTAACACGCCATTTACCACAGCTTTAAATGCACCTGATATTGTTGCGCCTACGGTTTTTCCAATATTTATTGCCATTTTTCCTATTAGTCCAAATATTGTCTTAACAGTATTTTTCATACCTTCCCATATATTGCTAAAAATATTTTTAATATTTTGCCAAGCACCTTGCCAGTTTCCTGAAAATACATTCTTTATAAATGAAATAATCTCATTGAAATTAGCTTTTATTCCTTTCATTGTACTGTCAAGCCAATTCAAAACATCTTGTAAACCACTAACAAAATTGTCATATATGTCGCCAACGACATCTCCAAACATTTGCCTAATCCAATCGCTTTTTCCTTTTAGCCAATCAATTCCACTTTGAAAAAATGCTTTTATCTGTTCCCAGTATTTAACTATAGTTCCCCATATTAAAACAATTGCTCCAGTTATAATCACCGGAGCACCTGCTACAATTCCCAATACACTTGCAATAATTACTCCTACACCAATTATTGAAACTCCAATCCCTTGTATCACTTTTCCAAAGTTTTCCCAACTAGGATCTTTCAAGTATTCAATCAATGCCATTACGGTATACATTATTCCAGCAATTAAAACTCCTATTCCTAATGCTTTTATCCCTTCTAAACCAAATTTAATTAATAAAACCGCTGTAGCAATTCCAGTTAAAGTTGATATAATTAAATCTTTATTTTCTATAATCCATTTTAACCAGGCTGGTATTTCTCCTTGCACATTGCTTAAATCCATGCTTGGTGCTGAAACTCCTGTACTTCCACCAGTTGAACTAGTATTATCTTGTAGTATATTCATTTCGTCAAAACCTTGTAATGACTTTTGTATTTCTTTTGCTGATTTTGCTGTACCACTTGCACTATTTTTCATTTTTTGAAAATTCTTAGCACTACTATAGCTAAATAAATTGATACCAAACCATGCTGTACTTATTGCGTTTATGTAACTCAAAGCAGTGTATAATAATTTAATTAGTGATTGTACTATTGGAACTAAAGCATTTGCTATACAGTATCTCATATATTCTAAGTCTGTTGATACTTGACTATTATATTGAGAAACTATATTTATAGCACTTCTTACTGCATTCCAAGCAGTTCTTATTCCTATTATTGCAAATGCCATTTTACCTATTTTACTTATTTGTCCTTGAATACCTTTGCCTATGTTGTTTATTTGATTTTGAACTTTATTTATTTTTATAGACTCAATTTTATCTTTAAATTCCTGTACCTTTGCATTGTTTTCAGTTTGCTTTGCTTTTATTTTATTTAATTTAGCATATACTTTATCAATTTTTGAGGCTTGCTTATCTATTTCTATTGTTGCTTGTGAATATTTTTGTTTCATTAAATCAATATTTGTAGTAAGTGAATTATATTGAGGTACATTAGTACTGCTTAGCCCACCTAATGTCAAAGTTTTTCTTTCTGCTTCTAATTGTTTAATTTTTTCTTTATATTTATCTGCTTCGTTACATAATTTTTCATATTGATTTATTTCTTCTTGCAATCCTGTTGCTTCTTTATCTAGTCCTAAATTATCTGTTTGTGTCTTTTTTATTTTATTTTCTAATTCTGTAATGTCTTTATCTATTCCACTATTGTCAAGTTTTGTTTTGATTTTTAAGTAACCATCCAAATATCTCACCTGCCTCTTAATTGCTGTTCAAACAGCTTATCAAGTCTTCGTTCTTCAGCTGTTTTTGTATTTTTCTTTTTTAGTGCCAACTGTTCTTTTTGCCTTGCCCATTTTTCATATTCTTTACTGTCTTTTATTTGACTTATATCGAAATCTCTTACAAATCTAACTCTACTCAAAATACATTTTTCACTGAGTCCACAAAGCAAATTGTAAAACTCCCACCAGTGCATATATGTATTTTTATTTAATTTAATTTTGTAGTCATAAAAAAAAGAAGTTCTAATGTATTCCCAGTCTTGCTCGAAATCCATGTCAACTTCAATTTCTTCTTCATCGTTTTCTATTTCTTTACCACAATTCAAATATTTCATTCCTATTTTTAAAAGTTCTTGCCAGTTTTCACTATCTTGTAGCCCTTTATTTCCAAAGAGTAAATATATTATTGCTAACGCTCTTTCTTCTTCAGAAACTTCACTTCTTGCTACTTTCTCACATTGTAGAGCTACTTTGTAGTTTGTATTTATTTTGTACTTTTTATTTTTTATTTGTGCATATTTAGGATAACTATTCATTAGTCATCACATCACTATCTACTACCTTGTATTTTTCTTTTATTCTTTTTTCCATATCACTTACAGTTAACTTCATTTTGTCCATATAAGGTTCTAATGCTTCTGATATATCATCCCACATCTCGAAATACGGATTTCTTCCATTTAAGAATTTCTTGGTTCCGCCCTCTCCTAAAAATACGTCCATTGCTTCTTCCATTTCTTTATAACATTGTTTAAATGCTTTTACTTTTAGTACCTCGTTAGAACTTAATAATTGTTTTCCTTTATGGTCTTCTTTCTTATTTATTATTATCATTTGTGCCTTTAAGTTACTTCGTGCTTGTTCTATTAAATTTATGCATTTATTATATTTCAACGGCAAATCTATATCCCCTAAATCAAATTGTATATAAATTTCCTTATTGTTCTCATCTTTCATAATGTTTCCGTATTCATCTTGAAACCCTAGTTGTATTATATCTTTTTGTTTTTTTAATTTAATATATTCCATATTTCCTCCACAATAAAAAGACATTAGCTTATCTCTAATGTCTTTAAAATATTTATTTTAATGCAATTTATTGTTTTTCTTTTAATTTAAAATTGAATGTATTTTTTTCTCTAAATATTGAGTCACTACAAATTTGAAGTGATAAATTTTCCGCTTTGTCTTTCTTAGTATTTATAAATGTAAGAAATCCCGTTTTCGATCCGTTGTCCATCAAATTTGAACTATCTAGATGCTCTCCACCCCAGACATTGTAATAAAGTGTAGGTTGTTCTAATTGTTCTCCATTACTATTGATTAAACGCACATTGCTATTAACTCGTTTTTCTTCTCCACTAACATTTGTATATTTTAGAAAAATTGCTATCCATTGTTGATCTGCAACTACACTATAATCATCAATTCTGTCTCCTTTTTCCTTTGTCTTATATTTTTCCAATTTAACAGTAAAATCACCTAAATTTATTGTGTCTCCTATATAATAAGTTTCAGATGAATCTGACATGTTAACTGGTTTAGAATTACTATTTACTATAATTTCTATAAAAGCTACGCTTATGACAGCAATAAATATAATTACAATTATTATATTTTTAGATATGGTTGTTCTATTCTTTACGTTATTTCCTTTATTAATAATAGTTATTTTATTTCCACACTTAGTACAAAATTTTGCATCATTTGATATTTCATTTCCACATTTGTTACAAAACATATCTTTACTCCTTTTATTCTTTATAAAAAGAGTATATTACAAAAGTCGACAAAGAGCAATAGGTTAAAATATACTTTTTATCGACTTTATTCGACATGTTTTGTCGAAACTATGCAGTCTCTTCTGTGAATGTTGGTAAACCACTTGTAAAAGTAACTGTTCCAAATGTTGGGTCGCCTTGTACTTGAATTTTATATTTAATCTTTAATGCAGTTCCACCTTCTAATGTATCAGAATCTGGAACTACTAAAACTTTAAACAGTCTTGCATCATACTTTGGTGTAGACTCTGTTTCGCTCACTCTATATTTAAATACTTCAAGTAATTCTGTCTCTAAGGCTGTACCCTTTTTCATTCTATACATTAAATCATCAATGTATGTAAATACTGGGTCGCCTTTAAGAGCTACTTGTTCTATATCAGAGCCTAAAGCATAACCATCAACGCTATGTCTTTCGTTTTCCTCTATAATCCAGTGTTCGTCTGTTGTTTTAGCACCATAACTATTTTCTTTTGATGTAACACCTTTACCTAGAATTGACCAGGTTTTACTTGTGCCAGTTGGTGTTGTATTTAAGAAATTAACTTTAGCAGTATTATTTAATCTTTCTAATTTCACTTCTGTATCAGCCATTGTATTTTCCTCACTTTCTAAATTTAATAAACTAATTTCGTTTGGAGTATCATTTGCGACTGTTTTTCTTTTAGTTGCCATATTTAATCCTCCTTATAATATTTTAAGTAACATTGGATACGGTAAATAGCTTCATTTGCATTTGTAGCAAATATGTAACCATTTGTCGTTGCTCCAATTTCATATATTCCCTCTATTTTTGGGTATATTTTTTTATTATTATTTTCTTCTAACCAATTTTTATAATTCTCAAAGAATTTAGAATTATCTATATTATTTTGAATATCTTCGTTCCAATATAATTTACTGTCAAAGGTAAATAAAAACTGATAATCTCCACCTATCATATATTTTTGAATTACTGGCTCATATCCAGCATTTTCATTTATTGAATAAGTTTCTACCTTATCAGTTAAATATTCTATATTTAATTCAGCATATTCTTTTAAATAAGGACATTTACTAATATAGTCTCTTACAATATCAATCATTGCTTTACTCATTTATTTATCTCCTTTTGACCTGCATTTAATATATCTGCAAAATGGTCTGCCAACATTCTTTCAACAAAATGGTCTCCTCTTAACGCTCCACCATGATAATTAAGTTTTTGTCCACTTGGAACTTTCTTTATCCCTGGTCTACTCCAATATCTTCCACTCACTGGATCATGAAAAGCGCCTATTTTATATTTAGGGTCAATATATTTCTCTCCTTCGTGCTGATAATGAGCATAAAGTGTATTTATATTTATTTCTCCGCTTCCAACCTTAGTAGAATTATACATACTTGTTATCATTTGCCCACTGTCCATCTGCATATATTTATCGACATGTGCCATAAAACTACTATCAATTATTTTTTGCGTTCTTCCACCCTCTAGACCATATTTATCAACAATTTGTTGTTTTTGTAAAGCACTAAAAGCTACTACATAATCAACTTTCATACTAAGCTCCTGTTACAGAGAAATGCCACATATCTTCTGAACCATAATCTTTAATAGCAATGTTTGTAATTTTTATTACTTCTTGATAATCGTTCAATAATTTAGATATAGTTGTAAAATTCTCTACCTTTCCTTTTATCAAATAATCATCATTTTGTAACGTCCACGTTTTTTGCTCTTTTCTAAAGTCTTCTGGCTTTTGATATTCCTCATTTCTACTATCATTCATTAGTATTCTTGCGGACAAACCATCATTTTTAGTTAGTCGTGTTCCATTTATAGATATTCCATCATCAGAACTCCAAAATCCTTTTACATAGCTTACTTTATATGCTTTTTTATGGTCGTTATCTGTGTATTGATTTATTACTGTTATATCTTTATCAAACATATCTTCCATATTAAACACCTCTATATAATAAGCCTGTATGTAATAAATATCTTCTTAATTCTTCTTTAATTTTCTCTTTTTGGTTAGAAATTTCTACATTAACATTATCTATTCCTAAAGTATCAAATGTTCTTGAATAATCTCCAACACTTTCACTCTTTAGATTATTGTTTGATAATATCGTATCTTTCTTATTTTCTAATTGCTCAACTTTTAATAATATATCAGCAACAGAGCAAGTTGCCATTTGTACTTCATCTTCGTAACCTTTTATATCTCTATTGAAGATGTTTTTTTGTACTTCGTAACTTGCTCTTACTATTACTTTATTAAAGTCGGTTTCGGGCATGTCGCCCTTATATGTGTTTTTATAAAAATCATAATCAGTATAATTTGTCATGCCCATCACTCCTTTTATTTTACTTTAATGTTTCTAAATACTCCAGCTTTTAGTGTATTTTTAAGAACAACTGCAGCTACCATTTCTACATCGCCTTCTTTAACTGTTCCTGGAGCTTTCATGTCTGGCAAACATGTACTTAAAACCCCTGTTCCTGTTGGTGATACACCATGAAAACCATCTTTTGCTATTTGAACAGCGTATAAGTCTGTTAAGCCATCTTCCGAAATCTTAACACAAGGTGTTGTGTTTACACCATCAAAATATTCTTCTAAATCAACTAATGGTATGTTATCCCACATATCTATGCTTCTACCAAATGCATCCTCTGATTTAGTATAATATCCTGCCCTTCTTGCAATACCTTTAATTTTTGTAATTAATTTATTGTTTCCTAGGAACATTGTTGGCTTTCCTTGCATAATAGAAACAAAATCATCCATTTTATCTAAAAACTCTTGATAATTGTCGTCCATTTTTTTAGATGTTGATAAATCAAATGCATTTTTTAATTCATAATATGTAGCTATATTAGCTTTAACTGGACTTGCAACTTTTGTATATTTGTATGGAGAACTTTCAGTTCCTGAACCACTTCTAGTATAATATGTTTTTCCTTCTACTATATCAGTATCTGTTGTTTGTGTATATTCAGATGCATTATATTCTGTACTAGATCCCTTTAGCATAACATCTAACCCGTTAAATTCATCTTCATTTACTGCTTCATTTCCATTTATTACTGTATTATGAAATAAATTTATAGCTCCTTTTATTTTTTCTTTCATTTGGAAGTCTAACTCGTCAACTGCTCCAGATGTATTTATCAATACACGATCAATTTTAAAGTTTCCTCCAAATATTTTTAAATCTGCACTTGCCTTTTCTCTTTTAGCTTCATTATTTGTATATGAACCATTTATTTTTCTAAATCCTGCTGTTGATGGTGTTTTTAACTTTGTATATCCATAGGTTAACGTACTTCCTCCTGTTCCAGGTGCTACCGCATTATCAAATACTAATTTATCTAGTAATAAAGACCCCCTTCTAAATTCATCAATGACTGCTTGGTCTACTTTGTCAGCCATTCCTACTTTTGCTTCTTCTAATGTTATCATATTTCTTTCCTCCTAATTTTTATTTAAATTTTTCTTTTAAAGCTTCTCCAAGTGATAATTCTTTATTATTGAAATTTGGATTATTGTTTGGATTTGCTCCTGTAAATGTTGGTAAAGGTTTATCACTGTCAAATAAATAATCGTGACTTTCCTTAATAGAGTTAATTTGTTCCTCTAATCCTTCCACGATTTCAAATTTGTCATTGTATTTAACCTTTTCCATATCTAGCATTTTACTCAAAATACTAGCGTCTTTTGCTTTATAGTTTAATAAAGCCTTGTCTAAAGCATTTTGCTTTTTAAAATCTTCGATTTCTTTAGAACCTTCTGTTTTTCCTCTCTCGTACTCAGATTTTTTAATAGCTTCGACGTCCACTTTTTCAAGTTCAGCTATTTTGTTATTCTTTTCTGAAATAATAGTATCCTTAACATTTAGTTGTTCTGTTAATTCATCTATTTTAGCCTTTAATGCTGTTGTGTCTTTTCCGGAATCAATCATTATTTTTTCGATTGCATCAGTTTCGATTCCTAAATCTTCTAAAAATTTTCTTTTCATAATGTTTCCTTTCTCCTACTACGAACTTTTACGTGTTTTTCGTTCACGATGTAGTTATGCACTTGTTCACGACCTGCATATAGTCGAATTTGGATATAAAAAATAGAAGTCCACCTGAACTTCTATGATTTAACTATTTAATTATCTTTGAAGGTTAGGATTTGCACCTAACATGATAAATACAGGTCAATTTATATTTATCTTACACAATTTGACCAGAGTCTGTACCTCTGCGTATTAGCGTCTACCTATTCCGCCACCTCAAATATCTATATTAATCTTCTATTTTTCTTATTATCTTTTCTTCTGGTATCGGAGATATTCCTGCTATATAGCATTGTTCGCCTCCTATACTTCCTTGTATGTCAGTTATAACTACAATACAACCGTTTGTTAATTCTACTTTGTCTCCTATTTTATATTTCATTACTTTATCACCTCTTTTATTTCATCTTGTCTTATAGTCTCTGTTTCATATTCTGGATATTCTCCTGTATCGTCTACTAATATATCAGCTTCATACGCTTTTCCTTGCTCATATATTTCCACTATTGTTGCTTTTCTACCATCTTTTAATATCACAATATCAAACATTTTTATTTTCATCATTATTACCTTCTTTCCACTTTTTACTTGTTACATATGCACTTGTCATCTTAGTCTTTTTCGTATCTTTATCTATTATCCAAGCTGTTTTTACATTTGCATTCTTACCGTTTTCTCCTGTCAAATTCATTATAATTTCGTATCTTGTACCATATCCCAAATCTGGCTTTTCTGTTGCATTAAACTTATTTATATTAGTTCTTATATTCTCTATCAATTTATTTGAATTGCTTAAGTTATATCCTAGTGCTTTTTCAAATGCTTCTGCCTTATTTTTATCTTTTAATGGATTTAATGCATACTCAGTAAATTTTTCTTCTGGTATTATGGCTTCTTGATAATTTGGTAATAATATTATATCATTTTTTTCTTTTATTGTCACATTTTTATATCCTTTTATATGTTCCCTTGTATAATCTCTCTTTAATTCGTTTTCTCCTGTAAATTTATTTAATCTATCTTGCCACTCCTTTGTTTTTAAACTTGCTTTGTTATAACCATCTTCATCTTGCACTCTCTTTGCTATGACTTGTTTTCTTTTCCACTTGCGAATGCCATTTTCTAAATATCTCTGTTGTTGTGTCTTTTCATATTGTTCTTTGTTTTCATCATAAGTAAAGCCTAAATCTTCCTTTTTAGTTGAGCCATACCAAACCGTAAATAAATGTTTACAGTTGATTCCTACTATACCTTGAACATCTCCATAATTGCAATGTTCCATAAAATCTGGTAATTTCTTTTCTTCTTCTGTTGCATTTCCATCATAGTTCCAACAAAAGAATTGTTTTTCTTGCCACCAAGCATGGTTTGTGTAATCTTCTCCTCCATCTCCAGTTCTAGCTCCAAAGTGATTTGTTACTCTTATTACATGATTTCCACTTTCTTTTATTACTTCTTCATTTACTTTTCCTGCTAGTCCTCTTGTTGCTACTAATAAATCTCTTCTTACTGTTCCCACAACATCATAGTTCTTTATTAAGCCGTTTTTGTCTTGGTAAGTAAGTATAGATATGCCTTTGTCGCCTAACTTGTCTAAACTGTCTAATATTGCCTCCTGATAACTACAAACCCCTGCATTTGTTTTTATGTATGTTTCTGTTATTATATCTGTATAAGTTTTCCTTACTTGTTCTTGTATAGTTTTGTTTAGATTCAAGAAAGATTTTTCTATTTCATCATAACTATATTGTATTATGTTTTGTATATTGACATTATTTATTATTGTTTCTGGATTTAATAAAGCATTTTTTTGTGTTGCTATATTTAATTGATCAACAGGTATAGAGCTTATGCCTATATCTTTCATTGCTTTTACTAATTCTTTTTTTGTTTTTCCAGTATATTCTTCTAATAGTTTTAATGTTTCACTGTTTAGTCCTCCAAGTTCTTTTAGTTTTTCAAAATACCAATAATCACTGTTAATAAATTCTTCATTTATATTAAAATGCTCTGCAATTTTCTCTATTAGTTCTAGTTCTATTTTAGAATATATACTTATAATAGGCTTTATTGCACTTTGTATTTTATTTTCTATCATAAACTATTCCTCTTGCACATCGTTAGGTATTTGTTCTTTGCTTCGTTCTCGCATTTTATTTACGTATTCTATTGCTTCTTCTTCTGAATAATCTCTCGTTTGTACAAAGTATTCTATGTCATCTATTAAACCTGCATTTCTTTCTATCAAACTTTGTGATTGTTTCTTTTCACTATCAACTAGAATACTATCGTCCCAATCAAAGTTTGTAGTTGCCCCTACTTTGTGTTTTATTCCATACAAGCTCATTAAAATATCTATACTATAAATCAAATCTTCTAATGCTGTTTGTAATGCTCCTTGTATATCTGAAACTGTTACATAATAATCTTGTTTACTTGATTTTATTTCTGTTGCTGTCTTTTCAATATTTTCTATTTTAGATATAGTTCCAAATGCTAACCCACATTGACTCTCACATTGTCTTAACCACTCATTTAATCCATTAAACAATGCTGTATCTCTTATTTGAGGACTAAATACGTTCCACTTACTTTCGTCTCCAAAATCTAACTTTCTATATAGTCTTTCTTTGCCTTTTGGTAATATATCATTTCCGTCTTTGTCTTTTGTAAATGCCGTTGCATCTATATCAACGGCAAGTTCAGAGCCTTCATATTCCCATAATGTTCTGCTGAATTGTTTGTCTATTTCTTCTAATGTATCAATAGCATTTGCAAATATTGCAACACCTACAGGGCTAGTATTGTCAATAGGATTTGCAATAGGTATTCTAAAGTATCCTCCTAGCAATCTATTAACATCATTTATTTGTATTTCTTCTTGGATATTAGTCCAATCTTGCACTTGTGAAAGTAGAATTTGATTACCTAATATATTAGAATTATGTACTGTAGTTTTATACGCCTTATTCTTTATTGTTAATATTGTGTCATTTAATTCCTGATATTCAAGTCTTGTATATATCTCATTTCCGTTTATGATTTGGTCAATAAAAATAGCACCTAGCAATTCGCCAGTGCTATCAAATTTTGTAGGTATGAATTTATCAGCCTGAATACAACTTATTTTTATTTTCCCATTAGCATAAAATGGTTTAAAGAACATTCCGCCTTTGCCAAGAGCATACTCTGTATTAGTTCTTATATTCTTAATAAACCTTTGATATATCTTATCTATCTGTTTATCATCTGCTTGTGATTTAAATTCTATTGTTACAGCCTTTGCAACTTTTTCGCATATTGTTTTCGCAACATGTAATGACTTAACTTCTTCGTTTAGCCACGGTGCTTTACTGTTGTATATAGCTGACCACTTTTCAATGGCAGATAACATTTCATTGCTTGTTGATATATCTATATTAAAATCTTTTGCTATATCAGTTGTATTAAACATCTTATTTATTGCTCCTTTAATAAAATTTACTATTCTTTCAAACATTTTCATGTTCCTCCTATGCAACTCTACTATATTGTCTTATATATCTTTCCCAGCTGTATTCAAATGCATCTAATGTGTCTATGTCTGATGTTCCATCATCTAATCTTTCATCTTTTCCCTGTTCTTTTGGTTTATCATTATACACTGCATTTTCAAACGCTAACTCTAATGTTTTACAATCATGTGTCATAAAGTATCTAAAACTAGCCATTAAACTAGTAGTACATCTTACTCTGTCTATTATCTCCTCTTTGATACTGTTTCTAACGATTATGTGCGGATATTTTCTTGACACCATAGTTTTTATTCCATTTATCAGTGTTTGTTCAGCACTATCTGGATACATTGTACTGACTTGTCCATATTTATTTTGTACTCTTTCGATAAATAAATCTAATGCATTATATAATTGTTGTGGAGTCATTCCTGTTGCTTCTATTCTTTCTGACATCAAAGATGTTAATTTTGAGTAATCATTCTTTAAACCACTTGCAACAAATGTATGTGCAGAACCATTGCCACCAAAATCTATTCCTATTTGAATGAAGTCATAATCTGGGTTATCAGTATAATATGCTTCTTTATTATCACTATAAACAGTATATATGGAACCTTCCGCAGTTACCCACAATCCTAAAATGTTTCTCTTATAGAATACTCCTACAAACATTCTCTTATACCTTTCTTTTACTGCTTCTGATAATGTTAAATTATCGTCCATTGTAAAATGTAGATATAATATATTTTTTTCTTGTATCTTGTCTATATATTCTAATTTAAACCAATGATTTGGACTTTTAGGATTACAATTAAACCAAAATTTGGCACCTTCAATACTTAATCTTGCTACACCTTGTTCAACAAATGATTGTGGCATCAATGCTACTTCGTCAAAGAATATTCCAGCTAAAGTCATACCTTGTATCAAATCTTGACTAGCTTCATCTTTTCCACCAAACAAATAAAAATAGTTAGTTTTTCCATTTTTACTAACTATTAATAAATTTTCACTTCTTTTATGTTCATATCTATATTTTAATGAATGTAATTGTTTTTTTAATGTGTTAATAACATTCCTGTTTAAAGAACCTATCGTTTTACCACATATGGCAAAATCGCATTCATCATATTTTTCCATAGCCCACATTACAAAGCTTGGAGCCATACTTACTGTTTTTCCACTTCTGACGGATCCATCTGCAATAATTCCATCTTTGTCTTTCATTGGAGAGTTATCATTCCACCAAGTAAAAACTTTTAGTTGCTTATTAGACATTGGTTTCCATTTGAAATTAGCTTTACCCTTCTTCATTCCAAATATCCTCCGTCTTTTGATTTAACGCTTCTATAAATGAATTGTCTTCGTCATTATAATCTTCTTTAGAATCTAATATATCATTTAAATCTTTCAATGCAGATGTTAGCTCTTTTAGCCCTTTTCTATCTATAATGTCTATATATGACTTTATTTTTTCCTCTTCATTTATTGTTTCTTTACTTGGTTTACACATATCGTAATTGTATTCTACTGTCTTAGTCTTTTTCTTATTTCTCGCTATATGTATATTAAGTTCATTATTAGCTTGTACTATTTTGCTTAACAAATCATTTGCTACATCTTTTACTTGTATTATTTTATTAGCTTCTTTTTCCGATTCTTTTTCAAGTACTTTTTCTATTACTTTAGTACTTTTTTGTTCCTCTTTTAGTACCTTTTTTTCTTTCCAACCTTTTGTACTCTTTTTGGTACTTCCGTTTTGTTTTATTCCTTTATCTTTTAAGAAGCTACTTACTGATTTATAATTACCTAATATATATTCTTTTTCTAACTGCTTCCAGTCATACTTTGCCACCTCGCTCACCTACTTTGTTTTGTCTTTAATGTTTTGGTTTACATTCATTTTTTTACCTCAAAATATTTGTCTACTATTTCGTGAATAATATCATAAGAATTTGATACTATATCAGCAACGTCTTCTTCTAAATATTCTTTTGCATCATGTGTTATATAATTATCTATATAGCAGTGTGTCAATTCATGTATTAAAGTAGCTCTTTTTCTATCTATTGGCAAATCTCTATCTAAATATATTTCTTGTATATCACAATATGTAACTCCATAGTATCTTGGAGTTATGCTTTTTATGTTTTCTTCTTCGTTCGCTCTTCTTTGATTTTGAATACTCTTAATTTCACTTTGTGATTTTTCTTCTATTGTCCATGTTCTGTTATTTATTTTAAACTTCATTGCATTTCTCCTTTACATCTACACAAATCTCAAAGTACAAACACTTCTCACATTGCTTCTCTCCCTCAATAACACACTTTTGCCTCTTTTTGTTCGCGTATGCTTTTCTTATCTTGTATTCTTCATCAATATATGACGCTATTATACTACCTCTCATAAAATACCTCTTTTGTGTTTTATAATTCACTATGCAATGATATGTAGGAGCTATGCTCTCCCCGTGGGGTTAAGTTCTTTAACAGTTACCCATAAAACCGTAGTATTACCTGCGTTAAAACCTAAACATATTATTTTTTATCACTGCATACTAAATTATAGAAAATAGGTTCCTCACACTTTATACTACGCATATCTAGGAGCGACCTAGCAACTGGTATAATAATTTATTTAGTATTATTATTATCTTCTTATTGCATAATAAAAGAGCCTACATTTGTAAGCTCTTTATTAGTTGTAAGGACTTATTTTATAAGCTCTTACAATTCAATTTTGTTATGATATTTTTTCCATATGTTTCTCAATTCATCTATGTTACCTTTAATACATTTAGTTACAGCCGTAATTTCTTTTTCATTCATTTTTGTCTGTGATAAAACTTTATAATCAATTAATGAAATTGATATTTCTTTGTCTCTATATGTGACATGACAATGTTCTATATTATGGCCGTTTTCTTTTGTCCTAATTTCTACAATAATCCCCTCTTTATTGACAACTTTTGCATACTTGAATGGAATTTCAAAAGCGACCATTAATTGGGTTCTTATTGATTCTAATTCTTTTTCTTCCATATTTATACCTCCTTTTAAAGGATTCTATCATGCTTTACTTAAAAAGTCTGTCGAAACTTGTCAATAAAATTATTTTTTTGTTATTTTTTTAAGGAGCTAGATTTCTCTAACTCCTTTTTGACCTACTACTATTTTAACACATTTTTTTGTCAAATTTACGCCAATTTTACGCCAACTTTTTTAATTCTTTATGTACTGCATATATTAAGTCCCCTTTGCGTCTTACAAATGTTCTTTCTGATATTCCAGAATTTATTATTTCCCATTTAGGTTTGCTTTTAATATAAAATTCCTCGAATATGTATTTACTATCCTTGTTAACTAGTTCTACTGCTTGTACTACTGCTTTGTATTCTTTTATTGCTTTTTGCAAATGCTCGTTTTCTTGAAGTTCTATTACTGCTTTTAATGTTCTGTCTGATACGCTATATGGTGCTTTAGGCATTCCGTCTAATACTGGAGAGCCTATGCTCATTATATCTGCTCTTATGTTCATAATTTTTAGGCAATTATAGTTATACCTTTTTAAGCATAAACTTGCTTCTTTGTATTCTTCGTTACTTAGCCTCATCGTTTGTACCTCCTAACTTTAATAAAATATAATCTAAAATATCTATTTGCTCATTTAAATTTCTTCTAAAAGTTTTGTATCTCTTATTATTTATTGATATAGTGTCTTTTAAACTGTTTCTCATCTGTATATATATTTCTCGTTGCTTTTTTATAAGAGTTATTGCCTTTCTCTGTTTGCTCATACAATACCTCCATTTTATTTGATTTCTTTTGCTTTGTTGTTAAAATATTGTCTTATACAGTTATCACAAGTTTTTCCATTGTCTCCTGCATAATATTTACATTTAGTTGTTATATCTAAATACTCGCATAAGTCACTATCACTTGTTGCTATATGATTTGCCATTAAATCTATTATTTTATCTTTTTGCTCCAGTTCTTGTTTTTGCCATTCCATATATTCAGCTTTAGTTCTATCTAATTCATCTCTCATTTCTCTTACTTTTTGAATTGGAATATAGTTTTTATTTATGTACTGTTGTGTTTTCTTTATGTTCTCAAACGGCGTATTTCCAAATAATTCTTCAAATTCTTCCTCGTTCATTTTATTTCTCACTTTCTAATAATTCTTCATAAACTTTATTTTTTTGATATAATTCATGAATTAAGTCTCCGTCATTACTAATATCTATAATTTCTTCATTTTTTCTAATCTTGTCTTTTACTTTTTTAATATAGCTTTCTTCTCCGTCTTTAAATCCTAGTTGATATATTCCTGCATTGTCTAATATTTTTTCATTTAATTCTTCATTTTCTTTTTGTAGTTTAATTATAAGGTTTAAAACTTTATCAAAATTATTTCTTAGCTGCCTAATTTCACTCAATGCTTTTTCATAACTTTGATTATTATTAAAATCTTCTTTGTGTATATCTTCTCTAGCATAATAATCTCTAAATTCTTCTATAGTTTTAATAGCTTTCTCTTCTTCTTCGTTCATTTTTATTTCTCACTTTCTAATATTTGCAATTCTAATTCTTAATATCGTTCGTTATCTTTTTTTAAGCTGTTCACTTCTGTTCGTAGCTGTTCATTTTCTTTTAATAGTTTTTCTATTAGATTTAAAATTAGTTCAATTGATTTATTTACACTTTCATTTTCTTCTATTTCTTCTTCGTCTAATAAAGAATAATCATCATAATATACAGCTAATCCTTTTACTATTTCAATAGCTTTCTTTTCTTCCTCTGTCATATTTTTCTCCCTTCTAGTAGTTCTTGTAAAATTTGCCTTCTTCCTAATTGTATACCATATTCTAATGTTTTTTTATTTCTTCTTCCACCAACTATTATCAGCGGCAATTTTTCCTCTTCTATCTTGTCTTTTATTTTTTGAATTGGGATTGTAGTATTTGTTTGTTGATTTTGAAAAATATTTATTATATCTTCTCTTCTTTTTTCTAAATACGATTCTCTTTCTCTTAAATATTTATTGTCATTTTCCAACTCTTCATTTTCTTTTTGTAGTTTTTTAATTTGTTGTTTTAATTTTTGTTCTGTTTCATAACTTCCCTGTTCTAAATTATTCCACTCTTCCCAAGCTTGCTCTTTTTCTTTCTTTAATATTTCATTCTCTTTTAATACTTCCTGATAAGCTGATAAAATTGTTTCTTGAATATTTATTAGTTCATCAGCTCTATTTATTTTTTCTTTATTATTTTTTTCGTATTCTATCCAATGTTCCATTATTTTTATAGCTTCTTCTATATTATTTTCCACTCATTTCACGCCTTTCTTTTAAAATTTTTAATAAAGCTTTCCATTCTGCTTCATCACACTTATCTCCATAAGAGTATGCTTCTTTTATATCTCTAATCATTACTTGAATATCTTTCTCGGTTAGTAAATTTATGTTGTTTTTTATTACTTCACAAGTCCAATCTACTATATATGTTCTTCTTCTTAATGCGTATCTTGCTGCCGATACTAGTATCATTGACATATCTTCTGAATTGCCTTTAAACGATATACTATTTTCTTCCACTTTTTCCCTCCTCGTAAATCTTTTCTGCTTTATTATAATCAATCATAGTTAATACTGAACACATTGTTTCATAAGACATTTCATTGATTTCTTTATCTGTTTTACCTAATTTAATACCTTGTGGCATTACCATAGAATTTCTTATAACCATAAATAATGCTAATTTATATTTATTTTTCATTTTATTTAATATTTCTTCTCTTTCTTTCACTTTATACACCTCCTAAAAATTCCTCTTTATATAGAACCATTAATATATCCTCTGGCAAATAACTAGATTTAATTGCTTTTATATTAAAATAATCTGCAATTTTTTTACATTCTCTGTAAACTTTTTCTTGGCATATTACTACATATTTATGCCTTTGTTTATATGATATTTTCAATATAGATTTTACTAATTCTTTTAATTGTTTATAATATATTCCCACAGTAAAAGTATTTATTTCTGCAAATATTTCTTCCAATTCTTCAGAAAGTTCATCTGCTGTCTTTTCATTCACTTAAAACACCTCCTAAATTGTTTTTCGTTTTCTTTTTGTAATTCACATTCTTTTCTTTGAAATACTGGACAGTCTTCATCACAGCCCCAAGTCATTCCATACCTTTCACATTCAGTCATATTAGGATAACTTAAGCCATTATCTTGACTGCAAATTAAATTTGCAAATTCCATTTTTTTATCTACTTTTTTATCGGTTGTATGCTTTTTGTATCCGTAACTCTTCAAACATTTCATCAGCTGTTTGCATTTGTATCACTCCTCTCTTCTAAATTTTTGCTCCAATTGTTCTACGCTATAGTCGGCTCTAAACTGGTTATATGCTTTTTTATCCATCTTTTTTAGTTCATTCCATAAATCTGGATAATATTTATATAAAATTTTTAATTCTTTAAGGTTTTTTAGAGGGCAACACCAACAACTTAATCTATCAAAATGTTCGTATAGACCGTTCCAGTCGAACCCTCTGTCATAACAATACTGTAAACAATCTTTTTCTGTCATTTTCCAATCAACTAAAGGATAACACTTATCTTTAATTCTTTTTTGCTCATCATAAGCAATTCCAACATATTCTACATATCCTTCTTCTTCATATTGTTTTAAATAACTATTAATCGTTTGAGTTTTTAAATTGCTTGTACACCATCTACAAAGCATAGTCGCCCATCCATAACCTTTTTTGCCTTTATTTTTACCTTTTGTTTTTTCGTGTTCAAACATATAGTAGTCAAAACTATTTCTAGGCAGTAATGATGTAATTTCCTTTCCATAGTTACGCATTATATAATTATTTACTTGTTTTATATGTTGCAACATATCTGGAAAGTCTTTTCCTGTATTTACAAATATAATTTCATCAATTGGCATGTTTTCTTCTAGCATTTTAAGTAACATAGCTGTTGAGTCTTTTCCTCCAGAAAAACTAACTATATGTTTCATATCTTATTTACTCCTCTCTCTAATCTATTTTTAAAATAAGGTCTATTTTCTGTGTTATAGCACAAACTAGAATTAGGACATTCCATAGTCTTTCTTTTTACACACATATCACAACTTTTGATTTTTTCAGCTTTTATTATATCTACCAAACTTCTACAATATTATTTTCAGGACAATACCATATTCGCCCATCATCTTGTTTTATATGTACTGTCATATCTCTTCCTGTTGGTTTAAAATGTTTTATAACTATTCCAATATGTCCATCATATGTTGCTACTCTTTTTCCTATTAATGTTTTTAACATATCTATTCTCCTCCTAATAATTCTAAATTTTCATGTACATTTCCTATTACTTCTAAAGTATCTATATTTACTGTATATATTAAAAACCATTCTTCATTATCTATATCTTTTATTTTTATGCCTTCAATTTCAAAAGGTTTTATATAAAAAGCTCCATCTATAAATTCAATTGTTCCTCTTCCAACTTTTGTATCAAAATTTCCAGTAAATACATCATAAGAAAACTCTATTATATCTCCGTTCATATATTTCTTTTCCGTTTTCATCTTTTAGACCTGTATATTGTCCGTATTGTTTCTTCTTCTACAAAAAATGCTACCCCATCTTCATTTACAATTTGATATACATTACATTCTTGTTCATCTTCTTCATCTTTATATGTGCTAGTAACGTGTATTAAAGAGCCTTCAAAAAATACTGGTTTCATACCTTTTTCTTTAAGTTTTCCTCTAAACTTTATCTCTCTATTCATCTTCTCCTCTTCCTTCCACATACACAGGAAATTTACTTAATATCTCCTCTATTGTTGGTATTTCTTTTTCTTTTAGCCAATTTCTTAATCGATTATTACAACTTGTGCATAAATCAAAATCTTTTGTTGCAGCACAAGCTTTTGAATTATATTTGTAATATGTGTGTCTTCTTCCTCTTGTTATCTTGATTCCACATTTATCACAATAATATTCAGGATGTCTTGTTGTTCCTCTATTCATTTTCTTCTCCTACTTTATAGCAATTAGCCTCAAACTGCTCTTTTGTTAGTATTGTTTCTATGTTTTTATTTTTTAGAAAGCCTGTAAATTCTTCAAAATCGTTATCCCATTCTACATACAATTTGTTATCTTCTATATGCAAAATTTCCATTTCATTTACTATATCTCCAACTTCTATTAAATCTATTAGTTGTTTGCTGTGGTTTGCTATATTTTCCTTTTTAAATGAAAAAGGTAATTCAAAATTCATTTTTACATGTATACTATCTTCATTTATTCCTATTACTTTTCCTATTCCTAAAGCTATTAACCTAAAATCATTGTTAATTCTCACATATTCTCCAACTTCTATCTCATTTCTATCTGCTTTGTTCATCTTTCTTGTAGCCTTTAATTCATCTTCATCTAAATCAAATGCCATTATATTTCCTCCCTTGTAATAATTTTTAAATTTAATTCTGGATATTTATACTCAAATAATTTCTGCTTAATCTTAAATGTCTCTGTTTTCATTCCTTTTGTGTCCTCTACAATTGTTTGTCCATTTTTCTCGTAAACAAAGTCTGCTATATACTCTATTTTTCTGTGTGCTATTCCATTTTTTTTGAAGCTTTCCTGTAGTAGAAATGGTACTTGCAGTCTTAAGTTACTTATCTGTTTTGCTCTCTGCAACAGCTTTAATTCTTTATATCTTGTTGCTTCTAGATTACTATCAAACTTTATATTGTCTACTACTATTTTTGTGTTTTTATATTTGTTCATCTTTTATCTCCAATCTGTCTAATATACTTGTCCTATACTTATATGTTGGGTTTTCTTGTCGTTTTTTTAAAACACCCTGTTCTTTTAGATTTTGTATTATATCTCCTGTTATTAACTTGTTATTGTACTTGTCTGTAAACTTCTTTATTACCTCTATGGTGTCTATGTTGTTTTTAATTTGTCTGCGTTCTTCTCTTAATGTTTTCCTTAGTCTCCCTACTTTTGCTAATTGAGGAGCTTTCAAATTGCGACTTTCTATATAATGATCTAAATCTGATAATTCCATATCTTTTTGGCTCAGCTTTTCGTATTCCTCACTTAATTCTTTAGCTATATTGTTGAATAAATTAAGCATATAGTTCATTAAATCTTCTATAGGCATTTTTTCTTTAGCTCCTCTCGTAGTTTCTCTTGCCAGTTTTCAACTCCTGGTACAAAGCCTTTACATCTCATTACTGGCTTATAATCTGTATCTTCTTGTTTGTTACACCCCAAACAATAATAACATAGCGTATTCTTTTCTATTTGTTTCATAGGCTAGTCCTCTGGCATATTGTACACTTTAGCATCTATCTCATACCAATGTGCAATATCTCTCAATACTTCTTCTGCTCTTTCTTCTGTATCATACTCTGCTATACAATAGAAATCGCCTCTACCAAAATTAGCATCAACTGAAATTCTATTTTCTTCCCTGTTTATCATTTTCACATTATCAAAATTTATAATATCTTCTCTATTTTGACTTACTATTATCATAACTACCTCCTAATCTATTCTTGGAATATGTTCGTAATTCAATGCCTCAAATCCTGACTGTGTTCTCTCATATACTGCTACTGTCTTACCTGTATAATCGCATTTCTTTTTACCTATTGTTTTTACATATCCCATTTTCTCTAATTCTGTTAATCTTGGTGCTGTATAATTCCTCTCTGTTGTATTTGTAAAACCTAAGTCAAATAGTTCTACTGCTAATTCCTTTGCTGTTTTAGGTTTCTCCAATCTATTTAAAATTTGTATATATCTTATTTTTGCTTTATCTTGTATGTCATTAAAACTCATTTGTCTTGTTTCTGCTGTAATCATTTGTTAATCACACTCCTTTGTTTGCATATAAGCTATTCAAGTCGTTATATTCTCGTTGTTCATAGTTGTTATAACTTTTCTTTTTTGTTTCTTCTGTTATTGTTTCATTATTGTATTTTTCTTCTAAAATATTAGTAGCTTTATCTGTTCTCATAAGAAAATCAAAATCCGCTTTCCATTTTCTTTCGTTTTGCCCAGTCAAAAATTTACTTTCGTTTGCTATTTTACATATTTGTTCAAACTGTTCAACTGTAAATTCTTTAAGAAAAGCGTCAATAGCTTTATTTCTTTTGTCAGTAAGTTTTTGAACTTGTGGCAATTTTGTGCAAACAGAATTGTAAATCTCTTTCATTTCATTTCTTTTCTCTTCTTTTTCTTTTCTATTATCTTCTTTTCTCTTAGGAGGTACTGCTACTGTATCACTACCGTAGTAATACTACACCGTTCCGTTTCAAGTCTTGGAAAGTCTGTTTCTGTAGGCTTATTAATAGTTTGATGTTTTAGAAAATTAGGGAGATAGTAGTAGGTCTGTTCTTCATATTTATACAAAACTACCATTCTTAATCCGCCTAAGTGGGAAAGCCATTTTTCTAAATCGGAAGCTCGTAAGTCGTCGTATGGAAATATCAAGGACTTTAATAGCTTCGGATTTGCTCTGCCATATCCTTCGTCATCTGCATTACTAATTAACCCCATAAATAGCATTCTTTCTTGAATGGAACATTCTCCTACTTTTTCATCTGTCCAAAAATTAGGAGATATCATTCTCTTTCTTGCCATTATTTTCTCCTTTCGCAAAAAATGAGGACATAAAAACTCTATAACTTGTTTGTTATTGTTTGTTTTTATATCCTCCTTTCTTTATAATCCTAATTCTTCTAACGTGTATCGTTTACCTGTTTGTATTTCTTTGTACATTGTTCCTTTTTTAAAATATGGTAAAGTAAAATTCTCATCTCTCAGTTGTATATTTATAAATTCTTTATTGCTACAAATAGAAGTCATCTTATAAACAGATTTAACTTTACTCCTAAAAGGTCTAACAACATCTGCTAAATACTTCTTCTCTGCCTCATCTAATATCTCTTCTTCTCTTTCAAAAACTGTTTCATATTTTACTGGTCTTTCTACTTTGACTATACTTACATCATCGTTGAAATATTTTAATTGTTCATCAATGCTGCTAAAACTATAATTTGAAGTCTTGTCAACAAATATAACTTGTCCATTTTTTAATGTACATTTATCTCCATCTTTTAAATCAGCTTTTGTAAATCGTTCTTTTCGCACGAGTTCTAGTTCACCTTCACTAAAAACTTCAGCTACACCTTTTAACATGTACGGATAAGCCACATTCTTTTCTACTTGTGTTATTGTAGAAATTTTGTTAATATTTTTACAATGTTCTCCTGAAATATTACATTTAACTACTTTTACTCTATCTCCAACTTTAAATTTCATTTTAAATCCTCCTATAAATAATTTTTACCTATTAAACTTATAAATTCTTCTTTTGTATGTCCTAGATTCATGTACTTTTTCTCGCAAGTTTCTTTTAATTTTAAATCTAAACTATGTCCTAACTTGCCGTGAACACCAATAGTTCCTCTGTGATGCTCAGCACATAGCCAAACCTTAAATCCATTTTCTTCTGATACTCTTCTGTTCGGATTTCCAAAATATATATGATGTTCTTCTACTGGACTATATAGTCCACATATATAACATCTTTTTTCTTCTTGTAATATCGATTTCATATTGCCTCCTTATTTAAAGGTCGCGTGGCACTAACAATAACAATAAAAGGGGGGTTTTGTTCATCTATTAGTGCCACTCCAACTGTCTAACAAACTCTTTATTTCAGCTGGTGTTTTAGTTTCTATTTCTAATTGCTTACATTCTTGTATTAGTAATTCAATCAATAAACTCATTTCTTTTGTGTTGTATGTACTGGAGCCATAGTAAGCTTGTACTTTTACGCACTTGTCTTTTCTCGAAATCTCTCTTACTAAAAAACCTAATCCTTGATTCTGCCAAATTCTTTTAAAATCCTCAAATGCTTTCTCTTCTATTATCATGGCTTGAAATGTGCCAATATTTGAAATTGCATCTTTGTATATATCTTCTTTTGTTATTACTGCATCATTTGTTGTTAATTTTTTTGCAATTAAATCACATAGAACCCAACAATATGAATTAGCATCTAAGGACCTCTTTTTATACCATTTCTTTAGCTCAATGTTTAGCTTATTTTCGTTTTTAAGTTGTTCGACAGCACTTATCTCATTCGTATCTAAAACTATGCTTATTTTTGGTTTCCTCGTATTAAAATCTATACTTATATCATTTATAATTCCGTGTAGTTTGCATATCTACCCCCCTAGAATGGTAAATCTTCATATTCTGTATTCATTTTTTCAATCTCAGCCATAATATCTAATACTCCACTTGTTTTTACTAGTTCTGTCATTTTATTAGTTCTTTGCATTAATCCTTTAAAATCCTTCCATATTTTTTCGTAGTCCATATTTAACTCCTTTCTACATGCTGATGCATTAATACATACTCCGAATTTTCTCCCATGTTATTTAATAAAAATTCACTTGCTTGTTGTTTACTTAAATGACTATCTTTTGCTCTAAATTCATAAACATATTTGCAATCTTGTTGTTTTTCTTTTATTCTTTGTTCTATTTCATCTTCGTCATAATTTCCTTCTATGAGATATAAATCATAATTTTTAGCACTTATTCCTTCAACTGTTTTTGTGTCTGTCATATAAATTACTTTATAATCATCAAATAACACTCTATAACCACATTGTGGTATATCATGATATAATTTTATTGGTACGACTTTAAACAGCTTATAATCGTATTTTGTGCCAATTTTAAGTACATCTATATTCTTTCTTTCAACTCCACTTTCAAGTAATGGTTTTAATAGCCATTCACAACAAGCAAATCTTAATGTTGGTCTTTCCTGTACTAATTTCTTAATTGTTTCTTTTTTAAAGTGATCTGAATGTATGTGTGTGAGAAGTACTATTTTTAATTGTTTATAATACTTCTCTAATCTTTTAAAAGTAACTCCACAATCTATTAAAATTATGTCTCTTATTATCGTTGCATTTCCTGTACTACAACTAGATATAATTTTATAATTCATTCATTGATACCTCTTTTGTATTCTCTATTTGTTCTTCTATTATTTCTCCTTGTACTTCAATAGGCTCTTGTTGTGAAATTTCTTGTTGCACTTCCTCTGCTTCATACATTCCTGCTAAGTCTTCAACAAATGTTTCTCTTAATGCTCTAACTTTTGCTACCTTTTCAACCATTGTTGCCCCCTTACTTCCCCAATTTGAATTTAATTGTCCTTGCCCTGTTTTTTGTGCTACTTCGTTAAAACTTACACTTGAATATGTAGGGTGTGACCAATCTTTTCTAAACACTCTAGCCCAACCACCTACAAGTTGTTCAGTTCCTAATCTAAATGTTCCTTGTCTCTCTTCTATTGTTCCATCATCTTTTTGAACTATAATTCCACTTTCCATTCCATCATAATTTGAATTTAATACTGCTCTTTTCAATATAGCATCTTTTCCAACAACTAATTGTGCTGGTACTCCTGCTTTATATTTAATTAGATACGCTTCTCTTAAGAATGGATTTAATTTTCTAACTTTACAAAGTTCTGTAAATAGTTTAAATTCTTGATTTGTTATTTTTGCATCTGTTCCTACTATATACTCTTGTACTATACTTGGTGTTAATTTTATTTCATTTCCATCAATGTCAAATTTGACCATTAATTCATTATTTTTTTGTACTTCATTACTCATAATCGTAACCTCCACTTTCTAAAAATTGTTTTAATTCTCTTAATTTTGTTCTTGTTCCTCTTACTGTAAATTTTAAAGTTAAAATTTCTTCTATTTTTTCTTCTATAACAGGTGCATTTAATATTGTTTGTTCAATATATTTATCTGACTCTTTTGCAGTATCCACAACAAATTTTTCAAGTTGCTTTTCTTGTTCCATTTTTTTCTTTTCTTCTTCAATAGCTTTAAATCTGCTTGTTACACTTGTTATTGCTTGTGATACATTTAATGTTTGTTTGTACTCAACTAATATTTCTGTTTTATGTTCTTGTGTCTCTATTAACTTTAAATCATCTACTATTTTGTCAATAAATTGTTTTGCTTGTTCTTTTAGACTTTTCATGCTTGCTGATAATGTTACATTTATTCTTGCTTGTCCGTATGCAATGAAATCAATATTATTAGCTGTTTTATATTCTTCAAAATAATCTTTTACTTCCTGTTCTTTTTTTGCTTTTAATTCATTTTCTATAGAATCTATCTTTACTTTTAAATCATTGTCGGCACTTTTATATTTATCTGATATATATGTCTTATAAATTTCTTCAAATTGCATATATGGTGCTAATATTTGTTCTTTTACAATCTTTCTTTGTTGTTCAACTTCTTTAAATTCTTTATTTAAACTTGCTCTTATTTGTTTTATCGTTGTTACATTCTCTTCTGTGCAAACCAAATTCTTTGCATTTTCAACCTTTTTATCTACATCTAGTGATAATTCTTTAAGATGTTCCTCAATTTGAGGTAGTTGTTTTACTACTATTAATTCCTGATTACTCATCGCATTTTTCCTCCAAATCTTCATAATACTTGTCCCAATCTCTTGGTTTCTTGTAATACTCGTTATAGCACTCATCATTTATTAAATCTGTTAAATTATATTCTGTTACCATAACTCCTCCTTGACTTTTTTCTTTTTTACTGCTAAAATATATACAGTAAAAATATATTTACTAATAAGTTTTAGGTACTATTTCACTTGTTTGTTGTCTGGAAATAGTACTTTTTCTATTTTCTTTATCGTTTCAACTGCAAATTCATTGTTGTTTTTACTTTCAATGATAATATCTTCTACTTTTTTTATTGTTCTTGCGTATGTTACTATTCTTTTTTCTGCATTGTCTAATTGATAATTTGCTTCTTTAATACTAAATAAATCTTCATTTCTTTGTTTTTGAAACATTTTAATTAGTTTACTATTTAGTATCATTGCTACAGCTATCAAAATAGTAGTAATTGCTAATAGTATTGTTATTGTAATATCTGCCATATTCTTCATCTCCTTTCTTGTAAAATTTTGTAAAATTATGTATAATTACCTCATACTAAAAATATTTTAGAAAGTGAGGTGTCTGATTTTGTCAGAAAATATCGTTGATGCTTTTATATTTATGTCTTTTCTCATTCTATTTTTTGGCGGTATTGCTTATATAGCATATAATTTTGAAGAACAAGAACATCGACATAAGATAGAATTAGAAAAAGTCAAGCAAGGTATATTTGATTCACTTCCTCCTAAAGAATCGTTTTTCAAGAAATATGGAAAACATATCTTAATAATTCTAAGTATCACATTTCTAATAATCTTTATTTGCTATATATTTAAAATACCAAGTGATTTAGCAAAATACATATTAGAAATAATAAAATAATCTGTTGTAGTAACCACACTAGTGCAAATATAGAAATGAAACTTGTTGTAAGATTTTGCCTCTTTTCAATAAGTAGTATTAATTTTTTATATTTGCATTCTTTTCCTGTTTCCATTTTTCCCTCCTAAAATCCTATTGCTATAAATGCTGCCCATAACAATCCAAATATCGCACAATAAATATATTCTTTAATTCTTTGTTTTGTCTTTTTATTTACTTTCTTTTTCATTTGTTTTTTCCTCCCTTCTAAACTAATATTGATTTTGCTTTTTCTAACTTTGTTTCTGCTTCAATTGCTCTTTTTAATACTGCTTCATATTGTTGATAAGAAACTCCACCATTTTTATAGACTTTTACTTTATATTGATTATCAGTTTTCAGTCCTTCAAGTTCTCCTTTTAGCAATTGTTTTTTTACTTCTGCTTCTCCTATCCCTGTTTGCTTTGCATAACCTCTTGCAGATAAAAAGAAATATGGTACTTCTGACATTTATTTCGCCTCCTTTGCAACCGTTTCACAATTTGTGAAAGTAAAAGGTATAAAAATATCTTGCACTTCACAATCTAATAGTTTCGCAATAGCTTCAGCTTTTTGTTTTGGAATTTTTCTTTGATTGTTTTCATACATGTTGTAACATCCTACTGAAACATCAATGTTCTCTGCCATTAGTTGTTGTGTATAACCTTTTTCTTGTCTTTTCTTCTCCATTTCTGTCATCATATCGCCTCCTTATTTTTACTATTTGTGAAATCTGCAATTATAATATAACAAGTTGTGAAAGTTGTCAATGGTTTTTTTAACATTTTGTGAAAATATTTTACAAGTAGTGAAATAAATGCTATAATATCAATAGATTTCACAATTTGTAAAATGTAAAGGAATGATTAAAAATGGATAATATTTTAGGAAAAAGAATTGAATTAGAAAGAACTAGATTAGGTTTAAATCAGATAGAACTTGCAAAAAAACTAAACTTATCTTCTAGTGCATCAATTTCTCAATACGAAAGTGGCGAAAGAACTCCTAGTGATGATATAAAATTAAGAATGGCAGAATTATTTAATTGTAGTTTGGATTACCTTATGGGTAAATCAGATGTACGAAATCCACAGCAATCTGATCCTCTTGGGCTTGCTAAAGTCGGTTTTAGTATGGACAAATATACCCCACCCACAGATTCACAGAGAGAGCAGATAAAAGGATTGTTAGAAGTTATATTAAAAGATAATAAAAAGAATATGGAGAATAAATGAAATTAGATAATTTATATGATTTAACTGAAAAAGAAAAGATAAAAGTATATGATTGGCATATAGAAGATGCTGACGGTGCTTATATCAAGATAAATGCTATCGCTCTTAACTATGATAACATCGGTACTTATATAGAAGAAAAGTGTGTATTAGCAGAGGAACTTGGACATTATTATTATGAAGCTACTTATTCTCTATACTGTCAAGATTTGCAGGTTATATCAAAGCAGGAACGAAAAGCTAAGAAGTGGGCATACAATGTTCTTGTCCCTTACGAGGATTTACGCAGAGCAATTAAAAATGGTTTGACAACAGTTTACAGCCTGGCAAATTATTTTGAAGTTACAGAGGCTTTTATAAGTAAATGTGTTGAATTTTATATAGAAAAATATGGAGATTTTACAGAAGAAGCATTAAGTTATTAG